AAACAGAACTTAAAGACCTAATTTTAACAAATATCAGATTTGATTTATTAAGAACAATCAAATTCAACATTGACAAATACGATAGAGAATATGAATGTGATTGTCAATTTTGGTTGGTTGAACATATCATTGACCAAGAATTCAAATATGAAAGAAACTTTGAAGATATTTTTTACACTACGGCAGAAAACCTTAAAACTACAACAAAAAGTTTTGAATTTTCTTTAAAAGCAATGAACATGATGATTGGCGATATTGCTGAAGCAACTGTATTATTAAAAGAATTAGCAGATTCACGAATGTCAACTTCAAATGATATTCCGACATTATGGAAAAGATTAATGATAAAAGAGGCAGAATCAATGTTTGTTCAATATCAAGTGACCGTTGACAGTATTCGCGATAAGGCAGAATGGAAATATGAAGACATGTCAGAAGATTTTAAAGAAGACCCTTACAAACAATATTATAGAATTTGGAACACAGACGCGTTTGCTGAATTCACCAATTAATTTTTAGTTAGTTAGTTTGTTTGACCCCCTCATTGTAGGGGGTTTTTTTTTACCACCACTTTACATTTCTTGACACATAAAAAAAGAAATTGTTACTTTTGCAATATGTCAATTAAATCAATCAAAAAGAAATTATTAATTAAGGCGTTAACACAATCGTTGGGCGTTGTAACGACTGCATGTAAAAAAGCAAAAGTGTCAAGACAAACTTTTTATAATTGGATTGACAATGACCCAGCATTTAAAAAAGAGGTTGACGACATTACAGAAATTGCGTTGGACTTTGCAGAATCTAAACTGCATGAATTGATTTCTGAAAACAATGTTCCGGCGATTTTATTTTATTTAAAAACAAAAGGTCGCAAACGTGGATTCATTGAAAAAAATATTACGGAAGTTCAAGGCAATATCGAATCCAAATTAATTGAATGGAATCCAGCAAAAGAATAAAGGAGTTCTGCAATAAACAGTTTTATCAAGTCATTAACAATCAAGAACGAATCTTGATATTTCAAGGCGGTGCGCGTTCTGGGAAAACTTATTCTATTTGTCAAGCGTTGATTTATAAAATGATTAATGTAAAAGAACCTTTAACAATTACAATAATCAGAAACACCCTTCCTAGTTTAAAACGAAGCGTTTTACGGGACTTTCTATCAATATTGGATAAATTAGGTCTTTACGATATTTGCGTTCATAACAAGTCAGAAAACACAATTAAGTTCCAAAACAAAATAATTCAAATGATTAGCGCAGATGAACCAATGAAACTTCGCGGTGCGTCACATGACATTGTCTTTATGAATGAAGCAAACGAATGTAATTATGAAACGTTTCGTCAAGTCAACATGCGTTGTCGTAAACAATTAATTCTTGACTTCAATCCTTCCGAACCCGTGTCATGGTTATACACAGAATTGATTGACAAAGATGACCCAGATGTTAAAACATTTATTTCAACGTGGCGTGATAATAAGTTTTTACCGGAATCAGTTATAAAAGAGATTGAAAAATTAAAAGAACGTGACTTGGATTATTACAATGTTTTTGGTTTAGGTCAACGCGCCGTGTTTAGTCAAAGACAGATTTACACAAATTGGAAATATATTGATTACAAAGATTTCCCAGACATTGAATATTTTATCGGACTTGACTTTGGATTTTCTGTTGACAATCTTGGAATGTGTCTTGTTGGTCGTCATAAAGATTCAATTTACATTCATGAATTATTGTATCGTAAAGCAATGACGAATCAAGACATTGTAAATTATATCAACGAAAAAAATCTTGAAGGATTA